AAGACAAATATTTTCCATCCTCGTATGGTAACACCACGACCAGCCAAAGCTGAAGGATCATTGAATATTAAGATGGCTGATGGAACAGTTATTGATTATGAAGATGAGAATGGACCTGTTACTAAACGAATGATGCAAACATCACCAGAAGGGTGCATAGATCAAAATGCACTTGAAATAGCAATGCACAAAGTTGCACCTCAAATTGGAAGAATTTCAGTAGGAGGTTATGGAATGGTTTGTATTTTTGTTGGAGGACGATGTCTTTTAACACCATATCATCTATTTTGTGATCCCGAAGGAAAATTAAGACCACAAGGAACAGATATTACAATAACTATTGGACCAACAACGTTTAGAAGCTCTTTACAACATGCTTCTTTATATCGAATTGGAAATGATTCCGTTTTATATCAGATGGATGCAAATTTACCAACTTATAAAGATATGAGCAAATTTTTTATTAGCAATGCTGATTTGGAATATGCTCGATGTTTTCCAGCACTTTTAGTGACTGTCGATAGAACAGGAGTTCCAATGATTTTTCGAGTAGGAGATGTAACACCAAATACAGAAGAATGGTTTTATTCAGCGAATCAAAAGAAAGATCGCGAGATGAAAGCAGCAGGAGTAGTGGATTTAACAAAATATGATTCAAAAACAGATTTTTGTGTTTCACTTCATACAGCATGGAGCTATACAGCCGATACTCAACCAGGCATGTGTGGTTCACCCATAGTAATGCTTGATAAATTTATAGCAAAGAAAATTGTTGGGTTCCATGCTGCCGGAACGGCAAACCAGGAAGCCATTGGACAAGTTATAACATCAGAAATGATTTTAGATGGCATGCGATATTTTGGAATTACACTTCAACCGTTTCATCCCCCAGTCGATATTACTAACACCGATATGGGTTTGATTCAAGCACAAGGAAATTTTACACGTGTTGGTACATTATTTAAACATCCTCGTATCAATGACATGACAAAGATTATTCCATCCATTTTACACGGGAAGGTTTATGCGATTAAGACAGCACCAGCAGTTTTAAATCCTATGGATCCTCGATCATTTCTTATGGAATATTCAACACCCATGAGGCAAGGAATCGAGAAATATGGCAATATTATGCCAGTTGTAGACATGACTATTTTAGGTCGTGCCAAGGATGCAGTTCAGAGTTTAATGATTGGATTAGAAGGTTGCGCTCAGCGCAAAATTTTAACCCAATATGAGGCTTTGAATGGTGTCCATGGTGATGATTTTTTACCGTCTATGGATATGACAACATCAGCAGGTTATCCCTACAATCAACCTGAATACCAGAAACAACATGGTATTAAAAATGTTAAGGGAAAAGAACCATTTATTCAACGAAATGAAGCAGAAGAATGGATTATCAATGATCCACACTTACAACAGAGAGTGGATAAGCGATTGAAAGAAGCAAAAATTGGACGACGAGTCGAGTCATTATGGCTAGATTCTCTCAAAGACGAACGGAGGGATCTTGAAAAGATTCTGTATGGAAAGACGCGAGTATTTACAATACCACCCGTAGATTTTACAATAGTATGCCGAGAGCTATTCGGAGCTTTCTCATCCGCTTTTTATCATAATAGATTAAAATATTTTTCAGCAGTTGGAATAGATCCGATGAGTACTGAATGGACTCAATTGTATAATAAACTTAGTTCAAATTCAATGCAAGGTTTTGCAGGAGATTTTTCTGGGTGGGACGGTAATTTGTCCCCTATATTTATGGATTCCGTATGCGACATTATTAATGCGTGGTATGCGGATTCAGAAGAAAATCAATTAGCTCGTAAAGTTTTATTTGATGAAATTATACATACACCCCAGTGCGCCATGAATGAAGTATATTATACTCATGGAGGAAACCCGTCAGGGAATCCATTGACCGTTATTATTAACACGATCATGCACATGCAATATTTAATGTATTCATATTTTAAAAATGCACCACCGGAATATTCCAATCTAAATTCATTTTTAGAAAACGTCAAAGCCTTTATTTATGGCGATGACGATCTTATCACCGTTAAACCAGAAGTTTTGACTTTTTGGAATCCAGCAATTATTTTGCAAGATCTAAAAGAACTTAATTTAACTTACACTAACGCACATAAAACAGGCCCAGCCGAAGTAAAGAGTTTGAGAGAATTATCATTCTTGAAAAGGGGGTTTCGTGATGACGGACGCGGATTCAAATTACCAACAATTGAAGTTCAAACAATAACAGAACTAACCAATTGGACTCGCGAATGCGCTACCATGACTGTGGAAAAAGCTAGTGTTGATAATCTTAATGATTCTTTAATGTTTATGTATGCCTACGGAAAAGAACAATTCGATAAACATCGGAATAAAATACTCGTAGAATTACCTTTACATTTACATCAAAACCTCAATGATTGGGGTTATTATCATACTTTATGGCTTTCTAAAACAAGCGGAGTTAAAATAACAAGTCCGCAAGGAGATGCAAATCAACCAACAACAGCCTCTGCTCCTATTACAACAAACAAAGGAGAAGAAATGAGGACTGATGAAAATACTAGAGGCGTGATAATACAAACACAACGCGCCGAAGAGATCAGTGGACCAACATTAGAACCGTTGGCAGGAAAACGTTTACAAACACAATGTATTGGAGATCCGCAATGGTCTTTACCAAATATGGTTAATCGTCGAGTTTGGGTTAATACCTATTCTTGGCCAGTAACAGCAAGTGTTGGAACAGCTATAGTGACGCTTCGTTTACCACAGGATGTCATTACGAATTTCTTTCAGTCAGCTCCTTTTGAACGTTTTGTTTATTATCGGAGCTCAATTGTATTGGAATTTGAAGTGACAGGAATGCGACAACAAATGGGGAGATTGAAGATTTTTAATGTGCCATTTACAGACGCGTCTATTATTGCTAATTTACAACAGATTAATCCAACATCCTATTATGGTTTGAATCCATTGAGTTTAGATCCATCATCTAATACCAAGGCAAAATTGATTGTACCTTATACCAACCCACGAACATTTATATCAATTAATGGACCACAAGTGGATCCAAATTTGGATTTTATGGGAACAACATTAGCGGTAGTAAAATCACCGTTGAATGCTGCATCTTGTGCAGGACAAGCTGTGGACGTAGTAGTCTGGGCTTCTTTTGCAGAGGATGCAGAGTTTTATATACCAATTAATTCGAATGCAGTTGGTAGAGGATATAATCGAGAACATCGAGAACAACTTGCTAAAACGGCACGTTTTGCTTCACCACAAGGTGGTATGGTTTCGTCTGTTAATAACATAACATCATATGGACCTATGGACGGAACTTGTATACCACAAAAATTAACAGCTGACGATTTTACTGGAACATTATCAGGTAATAAAGTCGATGTAGGAAGTGCAGAAGCTTTTGATCGAGCTGCGCGTACACCGAATCCTATTAATAACACTCGAAAGTATATTCAAAATTATGCTAATTCGAGAGGATCGGAAATGTTAACGCGACTTGATCTTAATCCATCAAACATCAATGAAGTTTTTAGAGATCACTTTTCAACCAACGTAGATGAAATGTCTATGAAATTTTTGCAATGCACTCCAACGTGGGTTGCAGATATTCCATGGCCAGGAGCATCGGCTAGAGGAACCTCTTTATATAGCGGTTTCATTGGCCCAATGTGTTCTCTATTTCAACAAGGAACGACCACACAAATTTTAATAACACAAGGACAAAAAGTACCATTGACACAATGGGAATTTAATTCAATGCACAATGCTTATTGGAAAGGAGGAATGCATCTTCGATTCGAATTGGTTGCAACCGCATTTCATGTTGGACGTTTATGTCTGACTCTGAATTATGGAGCACCACCAGGATCGGGAGCAGCAGGACTTCGAGACGCAACATCACAATATCTTGTTGAGTTCGAATTAAGCAATGAAAAATGTGTTTTTGATTATGATATCCCTTGGGTATCAGATACACCATGGAAAAATGTGTCGAGGACCACAATCACCAGATGATCCAGATATAGTCGGAGCATGGTGGAGGGATTATTTTCTAGGATCTTGGGACCTTAGCATTATAGCACAATTACAAACAGTGTGCAATTCACCACCAGATGCTGTGATTATTATGTCATATAGTGGATCACCAGATTTTGTGACATATATGCCTAGTAATATTAACCAAACATTTCAACAATCAATTACAGGCTCGAATGAAATACCACGTTTGACATCACCGCAAGGAGATGCAGGAATAGATGCAACACCAAATCCACCCGATGCACCAGCATTAATAGTACCAGCAACTAAAATAGCACCGCAAGGACATACAACACCACGAGTTGGTACTCATTTTGGAGCACAAGCTCCAATATTACATGCAAGAGAACTTCTTCGACGTTATTATGCTGACCATGTTCATACATCGTATAATTATATAGTTCAATCATCAATTGCAACAACATCTAACGATAATCCTTATGGTTTTACACCGTTATTTAATACTGGCTCATTTCTTGCAGGAGGAGCATTATCATATACGATTTTTGATTGGATTGACGTTAAACCACTGTCTAGAGCTTCAGAAACAGTAGATGCTAACAACCGTTATTTACGACAATACGTTCATCCGATTAATTATCTTGGAACACAATATCGACAATGGAGAGGATCCTTGAGATATAAAGCTATTTTTGGAAAAGCAAAGAATGGGATGGATGGATCGGATATATCATCTTCTAATTCAGGCGTGATTTTTATACCACACGCTCAATTCTCATTACTTTTCAATGTACCAAGTGCAGTAAGACCAAATTTAGCCGCAATTGCAGCGCAATTAACAGGACAAATAATGAATGGAATTTACAATTCTGGAGGAGATACACAACCAAATCTCTCCAGAGTTGGAGTAAATTATGCTAATGATTTAGCAGGACATGGAATTGTTAATTATTGCGAAATTGAAGTACCATTTACGACGATTTTTAATACTCTTCCGACTGAACAAGGTTTGCTTACAGCTGATATATCACCAGATTTTTTATCTGTTGGTGCTTTATTAATGTATTCAATTGTTAGTATTCCGTATATAGCAACACCTGGAACATTTTTTATAGATCGTCCTCTCACATTATTAAAATCAGTGGGAGATGATTTTCGTTTTGGACAGTATATGGGAATACCAAATATTTATCCTTCACAAGCTGCATCAACAGCAGCATCAGTTTTATGGCCTGATACTTGGGTAGTATCAGCTCCAGCTCATTTACAAGTACGTCGAGGACAAGACGAGACTAAATCGAGTGATGAGGAGTTTGATAAAGTTGAACCAGAGAGTATGACAAAATCAATGCTAGTAAGAAGATTACATAAACTAGCTCACCCTCAAGGTTCTTTCTGGTCAAAAACAGAACAACAACCAGTATCCGATTATTGGGACCCAACAGTTAAACATAAGGCTTATCCACCTTTGGATGGTTACGAACCGTTTTCGATTGGAATATTAAATCTTGGAATAGATGATTCACAAGAACGATTATGCGATGAAATTATTCATACATTAACATCATTTAAAACTGAAACAATATTTGTCGGACTTGGAGTTCTCCGTGCTTTATATGGACTCGAAATTAAAATTATAACTCGAGTCTTTTCACATAAGATACAATATAAGGTACATTGGAGTATTCCAGATTTACTAAGTAGTTCGATAACTTGTGATACTTATGATGATATTGATATCGATTGGGAAACCATCGATCATTCATTATATGAAAGTATTTATCAATTGATTGTTCAAGGAACATCAACTTGGGATCAGAAACTTTTTCAATGGAGAATGGAAAAATTACAACGTAATTTCACTCCAGTTCCAATAGATTCAATGGAACGACCCCAAATATTCCATCCAACAGATCCGGTTCGTATTAAAAGAACATTTAATCGACCACAATCCGATTCTATTAAAGAGAGCAAAAATGTAGATTTACAATATCGTTTAACAACACCACAAGGTGAACGAGAATGTATAAATGCATCTGCACAATATCAAAATCTTAAAGGAATCGAACCATCCACAGCCAACATCAAAGCAGTCATCGTTGATGAATGGATAAAATATAACGATGATGACACGTTCACAGCTCGCTCAGCTATGCACGAAATAACGCAAAAAATAAACACAGCCCGAATTTTTATAAAAACAACGGAATCTGGCCCACCACATTTAACAATGTTTAAATCACTTGTAACATTCAATGTAGACAATTGTCTATTTGACAAAAAACAAGCAGATGGAAGAGGCCAACGCAAGAAAGATTCAGAAGAAAAGGCAGCGTTTAATATGCTAGAGCAATTACATAACTTGACTTTGAAAACAGGAGATGTAGACGAGAAACCAATAATAATGACAGTACCGGAGTATTTAGAAAAATACACGCCACCAACACCAACGGGAGCGTGTTATCAAATTCTTTATCAAGAACAACACCCGGACTTAAGATCAGCAATGAAAACATTATTTGGAGAATTTCCACCCAAACCATCAACCAAGAATATCGATGAAGAACATACGTATATTCAGAAGAATTTAGGCTCGAAAGAGTTTTTAGATAATGGGTGGGGACTATATGATATAGCGTCGAACTCCTGCAATGAAATATTTTTTACCGTAGAATCCTTACAAAAACTAAAGGATTATTTGGCGGTTTTTGGATTTACATTGCATATTAAGATATGGACTCATGGCTTCATGGCTAATGATTTGACGAAAGTACAAGTCAAGCTAAGGAGCAGCCCAACGTCGAAGTTATCCAGTTACAAACAGGATTACTACTCGAAAAAGAACAAAGAGACTAATTATGATACACACATTTTGTCTCATATTCGAGGATCGATTCAATCGACGATTTGGAACATGTTAGAGCACTATGGTGACGGGGAACTAGACGATTTCATCCCCGTTCCCGTGCAATGGGAATAAAAGAAACCGTAGGGTCATCAGCTCTGGTCACGATTCCACGAGCCACCGACGCATCTGTACGAAGTTATTGCTTCTATGGGCAGTGCACATGTTGGAGAGGAACGCAGAGAGATGGAAAGAATTGACGAAAGTTATAGTTACTGCTTGCAAATATAACGCCTGTTGACCCTAGACCGTGCAAATTAAAATCATATGATACGGTAGAGTCAGTGAAACATGAAACGAGAATATCCC